TTAATGGATGCTGTAAAAGACAAGACACTAAATCTTGACGACGAATACCAAAAGGGTATCTTTCAGCTATTACAGGCTGGAGATAAAATTAATAAGTCATTAAAATTGGCTAAGTTAGAAGCATACCCCGAAGAAGACGTTATTGATGATAGTGTTTCATTCTTGGATAGAACCATCGGAAAGAAAAGATGACAAAGGCAGCAAGATTTGAATACGATATATGGGCTTCTAAATACAGCCTTGATCCAAACGCAACTAAGAAGGAGAAAGACATTTGGTGGGGTAACGAAAGAGAGTATTGGATTGACGGCAGAGATGGCCTAACAGGTATTCATTATTTTGCATTAACTCAGTGTTTCATTAAGGATGCTCGTGGATTCAAAAAGCGTCCTATTTGGAGAGATGTAGATGAATTAATCTACGAGGCGTACGAAGAAGCGAGAAGAACTAACCACGATTTGTTTGTGAGTAAACGTCGTGAGATTGGTCTTTCGTTGATATTCGGTGGAGTTGCTCCTATGTGGATTGCAATGACAAACCCAGGCTCAACTTCATTGATTACTAGTGCGGATAAAACTCGTCTTGAAAACTTATACAAAGAAAAGACCCGTGTAATTTACGATAGTTTGGATCCTTATATCAAGCCTAGCATTATATCAACTCGTCAGGTTGGATATTTACACATGGGGGTAAAAGACCAAAAGACTGGAGAGATTAGTGGATTGGATTCTCAGATTGTGACTCGTGAGACAGTAGATACTCCAACTGCATTAGAGGCGTATCGTGCGATGCATTGCTTTCTTGACGAGGCTTTCTTGCACCCCAAAGCAGACCAAGTGTACAAGTCAGCACAAGCAAGTGTTAAATCAGGATTCGTTAAGGTTGCACCAATCGTAATTGGAGGAAGTGCAGGTGAGTCTACTTCTATTGGGCAGAAACTTGCAAACAACCTTTGGAAGAACGCTGACAACTTAAATCTATTGACTGTATTTCTTCCTGGGAATATGGGCATTATGGAAGCCCCTGAGATTGATGCACAGGGTAAGGAGACAGGAAAGATTCTTAACTTCTGTCCTAATGGCTATTCTGATATTGAAGGAGCGACCGAGTGGATTAATAAAACTCGTGAAAAGTTTGATAGGATTGAAGACAAGTCGTTCTTGAATTCATTCATCAAGCAGTATCCATTGGATATTAATGAAGTGTTTTCTTCTACTGCTCATGGTGCTATGCCTATTGATGTTATCCATAAGTTGAATCAACAGGAAAGGATCATTTTATCTGAGCCCCCACCAGTTGAAAAATGTATAATTTATAAGGATATCGATGGAAAATTACAAGTCAAGCCCGACAAACAAGGCAGGTTTACATTATTGGAAAGGTTTAACCCTAACCACAAGTACATTGCTGGAATGGACCCGATTCCTTTTATCTCTTCCAAACTGGGAGATGGTTCTGATAACTGTATAGCAATCAAGAACTTAGACACAAATATGTATGTTGGGTTCTACAAAGAACGAGCAGCCGATCCAGATTTAATCATGTCTAACAATATCAACCTACAGGATTATTTCGGTGGCGCAAAGGTTATGATTGAGATTAACCGAGGTGGTGTTATTTTAGATACATACAGAACAAACAATCGCCAAGATTTACTGGCTCCCTCTCCAAGAAACTTAGGCAAAACATTTCTAAGCAAAGACAGACCTTACGGGTGGTATAAGAATGACCACACGGCAGAAAGAGCAAACGCTTATCTGATTGATTATCTGAGGAAGAACTTTGAATCTGTTTTCCTAATAGAAATGATCGAAGAAGCCAAAGTTTATATTACTGAAAATACGGATTTACTGGATGCTGTTGTGGGTTGTGAAATCTATCATAAGGATATGATGGAAAAACTCAAGAAGAAAGTTGATGCTGCGCCTCAGAAGAAAACTATCCCAATGATTATCTATCAGGATGGAAAAGCAGTAAAGGTTTGGAGAGAGGTTAAATTTTAAAGTAAATTTTAATTACTTTTTGGTAGACTTACCATTGCTACCTTGACGAGTATGTCTTTTGTTATCATACATTGACCCTTTGGAGCAGTTTTCAGTTTCCCACAATGCTTGCAAATTATTTAAACTCCAGGCTGCAACAAATTCTTTTTCGTTTGACATATCAAACATTATCAATGGCTTTATATGGTCTATGTGCCACCCGTTTCTTCCATAGTTATCCCAAGACATTTTGTCAACAAATGTTTGTTCTAGTCTTACTTTTAAATCCTCTACGGTATATCCGACAATTTTAAAATATTGATTATTTTTATGGTATTTTATTGATCCAGACATAGCAGATTTCATTCTAATGGTCAAAATCTTTAATGGATCTTTTTTTCTTTTTTCGTATGTATTTTTATCCCATACTGCTCTTTTGTTTTTGTATTCTTGGGTACTTCTGTATAATTTTATTTTTTCGACGTTGTTTTCCCTATACTCTTTGTCTATTTTTGACTTAATTTCTGAATTGTTTTCTCTCCACGTTTTAAAATACTCTGGTCTATAAGGATCTACCACAGGCCTACATTTTTTGCAATGTGATCGATATCCACACTTGTTTTTAGACTTGTGGAAGTTTTCTAAAGTTAAAACATTTTTGCACGTTGTGCATTTTTTTATGCCTTCTCTGATTATGTTTTCGGCTACTTTTTGTGGTGTTCTTATGTCGATTCCGCACTTTACCAAAAAACTTCTCATTAAATATCTTGTGGAATTGTACTTCTTACAAAGTTTAGATAAACTGAATATTTTATAATCTTCTAAGATTACATTTTTTTGATGCTCTAACATATTGTTATTTTAAGCTGGACTTGCCGTTGTGAGAATTTCTTGCTCTGTTCTTTGACTTACTTTCTAATACCATCTTTCCGTCCTTCTTATGCGAAAGGTCAACACCCTTAGTCGCTCTCTTACCATAAATACCCTTTTTGCGGGCTTCTGCGTTAAGTTCTTGGCGATATGCTACCTTGTCCTTCTGATACTCCTTATCGTAGCTGTAATCACGTCCTGTGGCTTTATTCGAAGATGGTCTTTTATTCTTAGCTACGATTTTGTTTTTCATCTCTATGTTCAATTATTTCTCCAATGAGATAAGACATTCCTATTGTAAAGGTAACAAATAATAACCCAAACAAGAATCCTTGTATCATTTCTTCTTTACATTTGTAACTCTTTTACCCATCCCAACTCTTGACTTTTCAGCTTTCTTTGCTGCGAGTTTTGATGGACTTAATTCTGATTTTGTAACTGGTGTTTTTGACGATACTCTTTTTGACGGACGGCAATATTCATTAGATCCTCCTGCACCACAGGCTTTACCGCTCTTGGTGTCTACCCACTTCTCTGCTCCCCATCTTTTTAGGTCTGAGCCCGCCTTGGTTTTTCTTACTGCTCCACTTCCTTTTCTGCACTTCGCAATTGCTTGAGATGCCCTAGCAGAAGGGAATACATCGTATTGTGCTTTAACTTTGGTGTAGCAAGCGTCTTTCATTATCCTTGACGATTATATGGTTTGCTTGATTTGTGTTTGTTTTTGTGCTTGGTATGTCTGCGAAGTTTAACTCGTGGCTTAGATCTAAACGCAGATACATTACTCTTTACTTTTGTTGCCATAGGTACATTCTGAAATAGTCGAACTCTTCTTTACCGCCTTCCTCAACGTAATTGAGGTAAGCGTCATATGCTGGTCCTGTTACCGGTACTTCTACAACTGTGGTGTCAATACCATTGGCGATCATCTTGGCAGCGTACATCTCGTTTACTTGCTCCATTGCTTTGACTTGGGTCTCAGCAGCAACTACCGCCTCTTTTAACTCTTCCTTCTCTTCTACCTTAGCATCTACTAGTTTGGCACTAGTCTTCTGAGCCATTTGGGTAACTTCTGAGGCCATCGCCAAGTTTTTCTGTATCTTGGCAAGCATCAACTCAATATCGTCCACTGGAGCATTCGTAACAGCCCCAACAGGGAATGCTAATTCAACAGCAAGAATGAAAAAACAAAAGATGATGATGAGATTCCTCATAGTTTCTTTACTGTATTGATTATACGAAGTTCCGTAATAGCGGCAGATAAGGCAGAATCACTCTTCTTCAAAGCGTAACCCATCTTGTCAACTTTCAACTCAAGAGCGTCAATCTTCTGATTGCTTTTTTCAATCTGACTACCATAGCCCGTCTTAACGTCATAATACAAATAGCTAACAGCCAACAACATACAAAAGGCCACACCGGCCACTGGATTCTTTTTGAAATCATCAAAGGAAATCGGAAGGGGGTTTGTTTTAGGAGCACTCATTCGTTTATTTTTTTATAGTAGTAGATAATCGCCATAACACCAGAGATACAACCTACGATTGCCACACAAAATGCTACGATAGGTTGCCAAGCAGTCACAAAGGAAATAACTGCTGATGACCCAGAGATTACAGCGAGGGTATTAGCGGTTGTATCGTTCTGGAGAATCATCACTTCTTTTTCTTAACTTTTGCTACGGTAATCGCTTTCACTTTTGCCGCATCTGATTTCTTTTTGTAAACGGCAATTGCAGCGGCTGCTTTTACTTTATCCGCCTTTGCTTTTGCAATCCCTGGGTGTTTCTTAGGATCTCCGCTATAAATATTTTGATAGTCGAACATACTTGATCCCGTATTCTTTACTGGTTTTGGTTTTGGTTGTTTCATTTATTTAGTTCCTTTCATCATTGGCTTCTTTGTAGATGCCATTTTCTTAGAAGTAGACTTAGCCATTGGTTTCTTTGGTGCAGACTTGGTTGATTTTTTGTCAATTACATATCCATGTTCTTCGCTTATGCCAAATCTAGGAGCTGGTCGATTTGGGGTAGTTTCAAAGTTTTTAGGATATGTATACTCCATCTTACCTTGGTTTGTCATGCTTTGATATCTAACCTCTCCTCTACCAGATGGTCTGTATCCAATCTTAGGTACATTTTTATTACTTGGATTTGTACCTTTATCTTCATTTCTTTTCCAAAGTGAACTACCTTTAGGGTCTGGCTTAAAGTTTCTATCATTTACAAAATTAGGAGTTGCGTCTGCCGCTTTTTTAATTGGAGCAGCAGAAATTCCTTTTGGTGAAATTTTCTTAACTTCTGCCCTAGCTACTTTTTTCTTTGATGAAATTATTGGTTTTTTCATTTCTTAGTTGATTTAGCCATTGTTTTCTTAACAGGCATAGACTTGCTCTTTGCTTTAGTCATTGGTTTAGCAGGAGCAGGTTTGGTTGATTTGGCTTTTTTAGTTGTTTCTGTCAAAGTTCTACTTGTAACTCCATTCTTAACTTCAACTTTAGCCTTTGCTTTGAAGTATGGGCTATTAGACATAGAGTCGTCCCTGCGAGCAATTCTATTTAATGCCGGCTGATTCATTTTAGGAAAATTTTGGAATGCCTTATTTTCGTCAGCAAATTGCCTATCATTCATACGACGATAGTTCACAGAATCTTGAGGAGTGTATTTTTTTGCCGGGGTTTTTGGTTTTGGTTGTTTCATGATTATTATTTTCTTTTCTTTGGTTTTGATTTGATTGGAATATTCAATTTTGCATTTACACCATAGGCTCTTCCTGTTCCTACACTCGCACCGACAGTAAGATTTTTATTTAGTCTACGTTCTGCACTAATGTCTGCACTCCTGTAACCAGGACCAATATTAGCGTTACCACTAACAGTTGTTTTCTTGCGTACGACTGACACATTGCCTCCAGCATTTATTTTCTTGCCTTCGCCAAATGCGTACAATGAAAGTTTCGGTGGGTTTTTCTTTACGGTCTTTTTCATTTGTTCTTTTTAACCTTGATTTTCCCACTAGGTTTAGTGGGCTTTGAGTTATTATATTCTAGCTTCTTAGCTACAAAATTACAGTTGTACATATTAACACTTCCATCTTTTACGGGCCTGTCTCAAACGTGAGTTTGGATCTGAGGCCGCCTTTGGGAAATCTGCCATTTGACCGGCACTACGAGCACAAAATGATTTGCGTCTCTTAGCATCTTTACTACCTGCCTTAACCTTGCCAGTTACGGCTGTTTGTAATTTCGAAGATGGGTTCGCTTTACGATATGCAGCAACACCTTTAGCCGTCATACCTGCTCCACTCTTTGTAGGTAGGTAATTGGCACTCTTACCTTTGGTTGTTTTCGCTATGGGCTTATCCTTCGGCATCTTCTTTTTTCTTGAAGATTTTATTAGCTGCTCCGAGACCCAATGCACCAAATGCAAGGGCAGTTACACACTCTACCAAAATAGCAGAAGGAGCAACGTGTTCTTCAGAAAAAGAGTTGTGATACATAGTAACACACAAAGCAATGGCACATAAGATACCCACGAAGCGGTTAGATGAAAACTTACCCTTTTCATCTTTGAATATTTCGAAGAATTTCATAGTACTAAGTTAGTTAATTAAATTTAATTTTCCAATGGTGGTGATGGCATTGGTGTATAATCAATTCGTTCAAGTTGTTCAAGTTGATCGTGAATTTCCGCAAAATTAGAATCGCTTAAAACTTCTAATCCTACTATCCATCTATCGCTACCATCTTTGACAAATAGTAACTCACTTGAATTGTGCATATAGCCGTTTAAGGCGTTATATTGTTCTGCGTTGGGGTGTAGTACAATTATCATATTGCTGCTTTATAAGTATCATAAGCGTTTACAAAAGCGGTATTTTCAGAAACCATTGAAGCACCCATCGCATAAGCGGAAGCAGTATGTGCGCCATAACTCGTTGCAGACCTTAATACAAATTGATTGGAATTTAATATACTCGCTGATGTTTGAACACCCGTTGTGCCTGTAGTACCATTAAATAAATCTACGCTTGTCGATGATGTTCTATGTATTGATTTAGGGTTAATTACTGCGGTGTAATCAAATGCAACAGCCAAATTACCACTACCAGAATTTATTCTTTGGGTTGCAAGTGAAGACCTTACGATTGAATTTACGGCTGTTGATGTAGTTCCATCAATTCTGCCCGTACTAACAAAAGCGTGAGGAAAAAAGTATCTTGAAGCGTTGTTTAATGTATAATTCACACCACTCGTTGACGGGTTAAAATTGGTATCAATATATGAACTTGTGCCATTGCCTGTAAAACCTTCATTTGTAGTAAAAGTAGGACTATTTACTGCGGTATATTGGCTTAACCTTTTCCAATCTATTAAAGCAAAATCACTATTCCCATCGGTTGCAAAAACCGCAAAAGTGTCTAACTTGCTCCAAATACCTCCCGACTTCAAATCAACGACTAATTGGTTTTGCTTTATTCTTTGTCCAACACTTGGCAAAGTATAACCCTGCGTAGTGGCGTAGGTTAAAACTGCCTGATAGTCCGCATCAAACGATGCAATCTGTGAGGCGATAATTCCGTGACTTGCTAAAATCATTACGCTATATCTCCAAATAAATACCACTCATTCGTATCAATCTTAATCAAAGTTGCACCGCTATATTGAGCGTTTAATTTCAACTTTGCCCCGTTGCTTCGGACGGTTACGCCACTCGTTGCAACGATGGTAGTTTGACCTGCTCCATATTGTGCCAAAAGTATTTGTGTGCCTGTGGGAAATGCTACTGAACTATTCAAAGGGATTGTCAAGTTGTTTGCACTCGCATTGTTAATCTCCACCAATTTATCGGCATCACCAATCACTAAGGTATACGATGCCGTTTGGCGGTTGGTTACTATCAGTTTGTTTGTCTTGGCATCCAATGCCGTTTGCGTTGCCGTGCTTACTGGCTTGTTTGCATCACTCGTGTTGTCAACATTGTTTAACGCTAGGCTAGTCTTAACCTGTGTTAGCGTGATCTTTTTTGTAGTAGTTGCCGACGTGTCAACAATGGGCAGAACATCCGTCGCATTATCAATAGTGGCAATGGCGGTTAATTCGCTTATTTTTTGGTTGGCCATGTCTCAAAAATACAACTACTCCACCCCTTGGATGTTAACAAATTACGGATGAGCTGCAATTATAAACCACTGGGTACCGTCGCAAATAATCGTGTGGCTATCGTAGTTTGTATTTAAAAGGAAGTGATCCGCACCGTTTATAGATTCCCCTGTATAGGCATTTATTCTGAAGGTATGGGAAGACCCAGACTTGACGAAGTAATATTTTTTCCCTTTCTGTGTAGCTACAGCAGGCAAATTTAATATAACAGAACCGCCCGCAGTATTTCCAATGTGCCCCTCGAAGTTTGTATCCAGTGAGCTAGTGCCCGAGGTGTAAGTTTTAAAGGTGCCGTGTTCCTGCAGGCGCCACTCCATTTGCTCGTTGGCCAAATCATACTGTACCATTACCTCGTACTGGGTGTCCTGTGTAGGCACAGCAGAAGGCGCGCCGTCCGCATCATTAACCAAGTGGCTCAAAACTAGTTCCGGCGTGCGCTGCACCTCGTCGTTTAATTTCCCGATTTGGATATCTTGATAATTTACGCGATCCTTTAAACCATTGCCCAAGCGCAAGCCCTCGCCTGTGGAAGTTAGGCCAGTATAAATTGGAACCAATCCAACCCACTCTCCGCTCCACTGCTCAGACATTGCAGAGTAAACTCCGCCGTTAAATATCCATTTAAAGCTATCAAAAGAAAGCGACTTAATAGCCGTCAAAGCTCCCGCGTCTACCCAAGTGCCTTGTATTACTGGCACAAAATCCCGATACAATCCTGCAACTCCTTGCCCTAGCATTGCCGTAGGTGATCCGTGCGTCACTGAATCCCAACCACCATACCAATCGTCTGCAATAACGTCAGCCGTGCCATTGTTAGCCAAAATATTTCCCGTTCCGTATTTACTATCGGAATAGTAATATTTTGGATTTAAAATAATAGGCGTTGAATTTAAAGCGCTGTTGGTGCCTGGGTTAAATACTTCTGTAATGTTAAAAGTAAAGTCCGGGTTGTTGTATGGGCTTGCATCTGCAAATGCGATTTGTATAGCACCCCAATAATCTTTACTAAAAACGTCTGGCGGATTTTTTGGAATACCGAAAATATTAAACCTATTTTTCCAAGCTTTCACTCCATAAACTAAAACATTTAAAGTGTCAAATCCCGCGGGCGCTGTGCTCACTTGTTTGTCAAAAACAAAACTTGTCCAGGTCGTGCTTTGATCTGTCTTTATATCCTCGTTAAATATTGGTATAACTGCGCCCGTAAAGCTATACCAAAAATAATTACGCCGATCTAATGCCATTTTATTACCAGATGAATCGGTAAGCCAAATTTGTATAGATACCCTAGTTAAATCTTCTGCTCCTGAAGGCGAGCCGCTAAATATATGACGTTGAAACTTTAATGCAAACCTTACACGCATTGGCGCTTCGTCTGGGGTTGCTCCTGTAGGTATACCAGTAAACGCCCCGCTTAAGGTCGTTGTTGTTTTGTTGTTATAGCTTCTATAAACTCCTGTATTTAGAGTTCGCTCTGTATCTATTTGCACATACTTAGCCGCGGGTTGATAGCTCATTGATGGCTTAGCTTCCCATTGCGGACGTGTAGAAGTTGCGCCCAAGGTTACGGCGTGCGTATAGGTACCCGTTCCAATGTACTGCAGGGTATAACTGTACTGCCTATAACTAACCGTAGAATCTAAATACTCGGCAGCAGAAACCAACCAATAAACGCCTAGCTCGTGAATAAATTGACATTGCAGTATTTCGCAAATCTGTATAATTGCCTGTTTGCAGCTTACCATATTCTCACTGGCATACTGAAAGGCGTTTACATCGATTGCGCTTAAATCCTTAAAAGCATCGTAACCCGTTACAAAAGTATTGATGTCAACCTTAAGCAGGTGGATACCTTTAATACTTGCATCGCTAGAGTAAGGGCTAACTGCATCGCGTAGGTAATCCGTCTGCGTTCCGTTTATAACCCAATATTCTTTTAAGCCTAGCAAGTCTAAGCTGTTTCTGAATAGCTGTGATATTTGTATTTTACCATCGGTAAACCAATCGGGGCTCACCTTAAATCCATCTAACAACTCAAACCCATCGACAGCGCCCAAAGAAACAACTGGCTTACCTTCGATTGCCTCACGCAAAAAAGTCATTTGATCAGCAATTACTCTGCCGACGTGCTGAAGTACTGAATCTTGATAAATTAATACGGCCCAATACTGCTCATTATTTGTGGCAAGGTTTTTAAAATCTGCCAATACTGTATTATTCGGCATTACCCAGTGCGAAGTAGATCGCGAAGAACGAATAGGATTCTCAAAAAATTTACTGCCTGAGCCGTCCCTGTTTATTTCGTATCCATTTTCTGCAAGTAATAACTCCGTTCCACCTGCACCCGAACCGCTCGGCGCGTCCCAAATTTCCACCTTATGCAAGGCCCCTGTAATTGAATAAAAACTACCGTAGTATTTGCGTGCCATCTTATCCTCTGCTAGAGTCTCTGTTGTATCGTTCCAAAACTATTGCCAAATCGCGTCCCTGTATACTTGTAGAGGCTACAAAGCCGTTGCTGTCGTTTGTCTTTAACATTCCTTTTAACTTATCCAATGGTGCAATTACTTCAGGGTTAGAACTCGCCCCAGGATATTCTCCCATAAGTCCGAGCGTTGGACCGCTAACTATACCACCGTCGGCAAACGCTGTAACTTCTGGGCCCTTTGATAAAGTATTACGCACGATTGCCGCACCCGCCATCAAAGCAATACCTGCAGCCGCCGCCGCTATCGGATTGGCTACGATTAATTTTTGGAAGGCTTCCGACGCTATGGCCGTGGTTACTAAAGCCTTTCCTAAAGTTTGCATAAATCCCGCAATCGCGCCTAGCATATTTTTACCAAAGTTTTTGCCTGCACCTTCTTCGCCTGTTGCCATGTCTGCAATAAATTGCGCCATGTTCTCAGCCGTTTGCATTTGTAACTCGGCAAAGGCTGCATTAATAGCGTCTAGCGCAGTCTCTGTTTTGGCCGCCCATTCTGCCGTTTTAATTGCCGATGCATTTAAAGCGCTTGCGTGCTGTTGAAAACTTGCACTGTTGCGGTCCGCCATTACCTTAATTGCATCGCTAACCTCTACAGTGGTAGCAACAACTTCAGGGCCTTCTTCAATTATATCTGTAAATAATGGCTCAACTTTAGCCCCTTCTAATGCAACCGGAATCTTATCAAGCTCCGCCAATACATCGGCCATTGATTGCTTTACTATTGGGTCAACTGGAGCCAACAAACTGCCGCCTGTATTCTTTGCGGTGAGCTCGTCGGTTGCTGTAGTCAATCCTTTGACTGCGTCCTTTTGATTATTTATCGCGGTAGTGGTTCCTGTTGTGGCGACTAGGTTTAAATTTTCAGCCGTAGCCAATCTAATAACCGCCTCAACTTGCCCTCTTAGTGCAGCCTCGTTTATATTTAAAACTTTGTTTAAGCCCTCTTGCGCTTGCTGATAGCCTTGCGTTTGCGACGGGCTAGCTCCAATGCTTTGCAATCTACTAACCTCCTTAAGCGTGCTAACTCTGCGCCTGTCCTTTTCCGCTTCAATGTCTAATAGCTTGCCCTGTAATTCCTGCAACTTTGCGGAGGCCGCCCTTGCTCTGGCGTTCTTTAAAATTTCCGCCGTTAAGTTAGTTGTGGCGGTGCTTAGGCTTTTAGTACTTACCTTTTCTAAATCTTGATTTTTTAAATAGGTTGGATATATTTTTTGAATTTCTGCTAAAGCCTCTTTGCGTGATTTCATAGAGGCCGCTTGACTGTTTACAATAGCCAGTAATGCGCTTACACTTTTTGCCTCATCTTGAAAATTCTTAATTGTATCGTCCTGTATATCGTTTAAATTCTTTTGCGCTGCTGACAATTTTTTAGTTTTGTCCTCATATCCCGCAATCGAAATTACAATAGCACTAATCGCAGCAATAGCCAAAGCCCAAGGAGCGGCGGCCATTACTATATTTAAAGCCCTCTGTGCGCCTATCGCGCCAGCTGCTGCCGTAGTGTAGGCAGTTTGTGCGGCGGTTAATACAGTAGTGCGCAATGCAAGGAAGCCCTGCACCGCTGCGCTTTCCTGTTGCAAGGTATTTTGAACGGCTTGCAATCCACTTACTAAGGCCATTGCTCCCTGCAGCTTAACCATTGTAGCCTGCAGGTTTTTATTTTCAACTCCTGCCAAAGCAGCCGCACCTTGGATGGCAGCGAAGCCACCTGCTACTCCCTGAATACCACCTAGCACAGCATCCAATCGCCGCGTATCACTCGCAAAATATCCAACCTCCGCACGCGTGTCACCGATGGCGTCCTTCATGCGGCCCGCCTGTTTAATTATTTCGTTGGCAACTTGGGCAAACTCTGGACCTAACGCCCGGGCTTCCATCGCTAATTGGGTTAACTGCCGCACGCTTCCCATTGTTGGGTTGCGCGTAGCAATAGCCGCCAAACGTTCCTCCATCGACTTAGCCGACTTCGCAACCTCGGCGCTCATTTGGTTGCTGCTCTTTTGAACTATAGCAATGGCTTTGTTAAACCCTTCGCGCAGTTTCTCAATGTCTGCGCCAATTACAATATTTAAACTTTTAGCCATTAGATTATAATTTTATCACCAG